CCGGCGTCAAGCGCGCGATTATCGAGGCTGGCGTACCGATTCAGAAGTCAACCCTGCATCAAGTCTTTTGGGTGAACGAATGACACTTTGCGACCTGACTTGCGCCGAATGGACCGCGCTGCTTGCGACCTATAGCGTGCGCGTCATCACGGCGCCGGCATTCGCGGACGAACCGATCACGATTGAAGACGCCTGGCACCACTTGCGCATCGACACGTTCCCGAACGAGGACAGTCCTCCGGTCACGGTATCGGGCGACGACTACTGGCTGGAAAATATCGGCATCCCGGCGGCGCGGAATTGGGCCGAGGGCTACGTCGGGAAGTCGCTGTCAACGCAAACGCTGGAACTGGTCGGAACTTCGTTCCCGTCGACCTACTTCGAACTCCCGTTCGGGCCGGTTCAGAGTGTCGAATCAATCGTCTATGTCGACGCGGACGACGTCGAGCAAACGATGTCCTCGGCCGATTACGTCCTGAACTCCGACACCTGGCCGGCGCGCGTGCAGCTTGCCTACGGCGTCGAGGCGTGGCCGACATCGCGCGGCACATACAACGATGTCCGCGTCCGCTACGTCACCGGCTACACGCCTCCGAACGACAGTCCGGCCGGCTTTGTCATAACGCCGACCCTCAAAATCGGAATCCTGCTGATGCTCGGGCACCTGTACGAGAATCGCGAGACAACGATAACAGCATCCTTGACCGAGATTCCGCTCGGCGCTAGGGCGTTCCTGGACAAAGACCGGGTACGCAGAGGGTGGGCGTAAATGTTTCACATGGAACATTAGATGCAAGCCGGAAAACAGAATCGGCGCGTTGCGATCGACGTTCCTATGACGACGCAGAATGCGACCGGCGAGGAAATCACGGACTTCGTCGAACTGTCGGAGGTCTGGGCATCGATCGAACCTATCCGCGGGCGCGAGGCTTTGCTTAACGGGCTGAACGCGGCGCAGATGGACACGCGGATTCGGATGCGATGGTCGGAAGCACTTGACGCGATGACAACCGATTGGCGAATTCGCTACAAGGAAACCTATTACGACCTGATAAGCATCGCGCACATTCGGACCGGGCACCGCGAACTCGAAATTCTGGCGAAGTCGGGGACGAATCTTGGCTAACAGTCCGGTACGGGTTGAGGTCAAGGGGCTGCGCGAGCTTGGCGCGTTGCTGAAGGAACTCGACGCCGACATTCAGAAAAAGGTAGCGCGGGCCGCGACCAATGCAGGCGCGCAAGTCATCAAGAAACGCGCGGTTCAGAAGGCGCCAGTTTCCGATCCGGCATTGACGCCGAACATTCCGCCCGGATACATGCGGGATTCGATCATCGTGCGGCGCCAGCGTCGGCCGGACAAAGGCTTGACGTCGCAGCACGCCGTCACGGTCAGGCACAAGGGCGCGAAGGTGCTGGCGGACGCTCCGAACCCGTACCAGGTCGGCATCTTCAACGAGTTCGGGACCGTAAAGATGTCGGCTCAACCGTTCATGCGGCCGGCGTTTGATTCCGGCAAGTCGGAAGCTCTTGACGCGATAGTCAAGCGGTTGCAGCAACGGATCGAAAAGGCGAACAAGGCGAAAGCATGAGTGTAGAAACCGACCTCTATACGGCGCTCTCGTCGCTTGTTTCGAATCGCGTCTATCCGATCACGTTCCCGCAAACGGGCGCGGTCCCGGTCTGGCCGGCGATCCGGTACACGTTGATTTCGGTCGTGCCGGCGATTGCTCTGTGCGGCGATAGCGGCGACGAGGCGGCGGATACGCGGGTACAACTAGACATCGTCGACTCTAGTTACTCCGCAATGCGGGCGCTGCGCCTGGACGTCCTCGAGGAAATGGCGACATTCGTTCCGCCCGCGATCTTCGAGAATAGTTCGGATCAGTACGACGCCGAAACAAAGACCTACCGTTGCCAGATCGATTACGTCGTCTACAAGTCGGCCGAACTGACGCCGTAGATTCATCGCTTTTCCCAACGGCTCGCGAAGCGGGCCTTTTTTTATACCCTGAAGGAGTTTCAAATGTCGTCTGTTTCTGCCTACAAGTTCCACGGCTCGCAAATTCAGGTTCTTGTCGGTTTTACGGCCGACTCGCCCGTGACTGCGATCACCGCAATCACCAACGCAAATCCCGCTGTCGTCACTGACACCGGCCACCCATTAGCCGACGGCGACGTCGTCGAAATTACTGGCGTCGTGGGAATGACGGAAGTTAATTCCGGCCGCTACGTCGTCGAGGTCATCGATGCGAATTCGTTCTCGCTCCTGGGCGTCGATTCAACGGGTTATGGCACTTACACAAGTGGCGGAACCTACGAGATCGGCGACTTTTCGAACTTCTGCGACCTGACGAACTACAACCGCACGGGCGGCACATCGCCGGAAATTCAGACGACCGCACTCTGTTCCGTCGCGCAAGAGTATTTGCTCGGCCTGCCGGACTTCGGCACGACTGCAATCGACTTTAATTTCGCGCCGGCTACCGCGATTCAACAAGCGATCCAAGCGGCCTATGTTTCGGGCGACCTGATTGCGGTCAAGGTCACGCTCCCGGATAGCGGCGGGACCATGGTGCAAATGGGCTTCGTCCAGCAAACGAGCGAATCGGCTGGCGTCGGCGGAATCTGGACGGGCTCGATGACGGTTCGCAACACCGGCAACCGCGAGGACTTCTTCGCATGAGTCGCGACGCTCTGATTGCGTCAATCCTGTCGGCGTCATCCCCGAAACCTGTCAAGGTCGACGCCGATGGGATCGGACCCGTATTTGTACGGGTGATGACTGCATACGATGCGGACGACGCACGGAAGACGCTTGCCGAACTGAAGGCAGACGACGGGTGCGAAACCGGCCGGTTGCTCGCCTGCCTTCTGTGCGACGAAGGCGGCGCGTTGCTGTTCGATGCGCGCAGTGCTGAAACCGTGCTGAAGCTTTCGAAGCTTCCCCCGGGCGTATCGACCAAAGTCCTGACCGCGGCGAATTCCGCGAATGGGGCCGAGCCGGGAAAGTCCTGACGCAACGCGAGTCTTTCCTTTTTGATCTCGCGTTGCACCTCGGTCGCCCCGTCGGGGAAATGCTCCGGTCCATGACCGAAGCAGAATTGTTGCAGTGGGGCCGCTTGGCTGGCCGTCGCGGGCTGCCATTGCAGAGAATCGAGCTTTTGCTCGCGCAGCTTTCCATGTTGATAGCGAAAACGATGGGCGGAGCTAAGAATGTGCGAGTTGATGACTTCATGCTGAAGGAACCGGAAGTGTTACCCGACAACGTGACGCACATAGACATCGCACGCAAGGCGTTCGGGTTCAATCCGCGCAGGAAGAAGGCATAGCATGGCTGCCGGTCGTTTAGATGTACTGCTAGGGCTCGACGCTGTCGAGTGGACGAGGGGTCTAACCAAGGCAGAGTACGAGGCGCAGAAGTTCCAGCGGAACCTCGTCCGCACGTTCTCGCAACTCGGAGAACTCGCCGGCCTCGGATTCGCCGCCGCTGTCACTGGCGCAGCAGCGTTGACGAAGTCTGCGATTGATGCGGCCGACAAGCTGAACGACCTATCGCTGGCGACCGGCGTCACAGTCGAAAACCTCGGCGGGATCGGATTCGCTGCGTCGCAGGCTGGCGCGGACCTTGAGGGCGTCGCTTCGTCGTTCGGCAAGCTGAACCTAAAAATCGCAGAGGCGGCACGCGGCGAGAAGGAAGCAAGCGAAGCGTTCAAGGCGCTCGGCATATCCGTCAAGGATGCGGCTGGGCAGACGAAAACCGCGGACGCGATATTTAAGGAGATCGCGACCGCCTTCGAACGCTACGCCGACGGGCCGGAAAAGGCGGCGCTAGGCAATGCGCTGTTCGGCAAGTCCTATCAATCGTTGCTGCCGCTGCTGGCCGACGGCGGCAAGGCGTTGCAAGAGAACATCGATTATTACAAGCAGTTTTCCGGGACAACGACGGAAACCGCGAAGGCTGCCGATGCCTTCAACGACACGCTAGGAAAGATCGAACTTGTAGCCGGTCAGCTTGGCCGGAACCTGGCAAGCGAACTCCTGCCGGGTTTGCAGGCGGTCGCGGACGAATTCCTGCGAGTCGGCGAACAGTCGAACGCCTTCAGCGGTCTAGCGAAGGCGGCGCGCGTCGCATTCGAAACGATCGCAATACTCGGCGCGAATGTCGTGTTCGTGTTCGAAGGCATTGGCCGGGAGATTGGCGCAGTCGCCGCGCAAATGGTCGCGCTTGCAACCCTCGACCTTGACGCCTTTAACGCGATAAGCGAAGCGGTCAAGGAAGACGGCAAGCGCGCTCGCGCCGAACTCGACGCGCTAGAGCAACGAATCCGCAACGTCGCCGCCGGTCCTTCGCTTGCCGAACGAATCGGCACCGCGAACCCGGATCGCCTGCTAGAGCGTCAGGGGCGTAGTCCTCTGACGGCGCCGCGCCTGGCCGGACCCGCCGTGCCGAAGGCGAAGGAAGCGATCGACGAAAACGCGCAGGCGTATGCGCGGTACGTCGAGCAACTCGACTCCGCGCTGAACAAGTCGCAGGAATACACGAAAGTCCAAGAGGTCACGCTCGCGATCGAGCAAAACCGATTTGGGCAACTGATCCCGCAGCAAAAGGAATTGCTCCTATTGCTGGCGAAGCAGTCCGACGAGGCGACCGAGTACGAAGCGAAGATTCGGCACAACGCCGAACTCGAACGCGAGTCCATGCGCGCACTGACCGAACGTCAGGCGATCATCGATCGGTACAGTTCAAGCAACAAGGCGCGCGAGGATGCGAAGACGCTGGAGATTCTTGCGTCCGAAATCGGCGGCAGCATTTCGATAATCGACTATGACCTGGCGAAGTCCGGCTTCGAAGGCATCAAGGACGAGATCAAGGAAACGACGAGCGCGGCCGAGGAATTGGGCCTCGTGTTTACTAGCGCGATCGGCGACTTCATCAAAAACCCGTCCGACGGCAAAAGCTTTTTCAAGGCGTTGCTCGAGGACGTGCTCCAACTGACGACGCAGCTTCTCATTCTGAAGCCGCTCGCCGAAGGCATGACCGAGATATTCGGCGGCACCGCTGCCAAGAGTGACGGCGGGAAACAGATTGCCGAGATCGGCGCATGGATCGGAAGCATGTTCGCCGGCAGCTTCGCGCAGGGGACTGACTTTGTCCCGGCTGACGGCCTCGCAATGGTGCATCGAGGCGAGCGGATCGTACCGGCGAAAGAGAATTCGACGCGCGGCGCCGGCGGAATGACGCTGAACATCAATCAGTCGTTTGCTCCTGGCACTTCTCGCGAGACAATCAATCAAGCGGCGGCTTCCGCATCGCGTCAACTCTCACGTTCGAACCGGCGGAATAACTGATGGCATTCCTCGAAGCGCGACCGCTGGACTGCGCCGCCATGGGCGCGACGGGCGGGCCTCAATTCTCGACGTCGATCGTTTCCGTCCGTTCCGGCGCCGAGTCGCGGAATCAGAATTGGACGCAGGCGCGGCACCGATATGACATCGGTCAGGTAGCGCGCCCGCTTTCGGAATTCGAGGCGATCCGCGATGCCTTCATGGTCGTCGGCGGCAAGGCGACCGGGTTCCGGTTCAAGGATTGGACCGACTACACCGTGACGACCTCGGAGGGCTACCCGCAACCGCTGCACGGCACGACGCAAGTCGGAACCGCTGGATCGGGCTACGGCACGCCTTCCTATCAACTCCGCAAGCTTTACACCTTCGCGTCGACGTCGACCGCTCGCGACATCCGTAAGCCTGTCGCCGGGACTCTGATCCTGTTGCGCGCTGCGGTTGCTGTCACTGCCGGCATATCGCCCGGCAACTACGCAATCAACACCGCGACCGGGATCGTGACGTTCGTCGCGGATCAGTCGCGAGTGGTCTCGTCGCATGCCGTCGGGGCGTCGCATCAATTCACCCTCGCGTCGGCCTTCTCCCCGAACCTGGCGATCGGTGGGCGCATCTATGTGACCGGCGTCACCGGGACCGCGGCCGACATCCTGAATAACCTGTCGCACGAAGTAACCGGCGTTTCCGCTGGCGTCATCACGACGAACACCGCAACGACCGGGCTGACGGCAACCGGCGGCACTGCCTACTTCTACCCGCAGCCTACCGAGGCGCTTCGATTCTCCTGCGAGTTCGACGTCCCGGTCCGGTTCGACATCGATTACTTCGACGCTGTCGTCGTCGATCGCGAGGGCGCAGGCGGCGAATTGCTCCTCGAGCTTCCGTCCGTGCCGCTGGTCGAACTGAAGATCAACGACGCATGAAATCGCTAGGCACACTCGGTACGCACTACGCGAACACCGTCGATCCGACGACGCTCGCGACCCTGTGGAAAGTCACGCGCCTGGACGGTGTCGTGTTCGGGTTCACGGATCACGACAAAGACATCGTATTCGGTGGGCTGACGTACGAGGCGGCGACCGGGTTCACTTCTTCACAAATCGAGAGTTCGGCCGCGCTGTCAGTCGACAACCTAGAGCTCGACGGCTACTTCGATTCGGAAGAGATAACGCAAGCCGACATAGAGGCGGGCGTATGGGATGGCGCCTTTGTCGAGGTCCGCTCGGTCAACTATCGCGACCTGACGATGGGCGCCGAAGTCCTGCGGGTCGGCGAACTCGGCACGTTTACCGCGAAGGATCAGCTTTTCGTGGCGGAACTGCGCGGCCTGATGGACCGGGTTCAACGGGTCGTCACGCGCCTGTATATGCCGTCATGCACGGCGAACCTCGGCGACGCGCGCTGCACGGTCGACATAGAGGCTTTGCGCGTTTCCGGCGAAGTGACTGCGGTCAACGATCGGCACGACTTCTACACCGACCTCGCGTCGAGCTCTCCGCCTGTCGCCGATGATGAGTTCACCTATGGGCTAATCACCTGGACGACCGGAGAGAATGCCGGCCGTTCGATGGAGGTCAAGCAACATGCCACGGCCGGTCAGATCGTCCTCCAGCTTCCCATGGTCGGGACGGTAGCGATCGGCGACGAGTTCACTATCGTTCCGGGCTGCCGCAAGACGCTCGAGGAGTGCCGCGACCGATACGATAACGTCGTGAACTTCCGCGGATTCCCGCACATCCCCGGTCTGGACGAAATGCTTAAGCACGGCGGCTCCTGATGACGACCCGCGCAGAGGTAGTCGAGGCGGCGCGCAAGTATCTAGGCGCTCGCTGGCAGCATCAAGCGCGCGGCGATCATGCGCTCGACTGCGTCGGGCTACTCGTCCGCGTCGGGCGCGACCTGGGGATCGCCGACGTTCGCGTTTCCGACTACGTCAAGCACCCGGACGGCGCGCGGCTATTGCAGGAAGCGGGCCGATACATGCGCCAGATTGAAAAGCGAAACTTTGCCGTCGGCGATGCGCTCGCGATGCGGTTCGGATCGGGTGCGCCGCAACACTTTGGGATCGTCGGCGACTACTTCGCGGGCGGGTTCTCGTTGATCCATGCTTACCGCGGCGTGTCGATGGTCGTCGAGCATCGGCTTGATGACGTCTGGCGTCGCCGCATTGTTGCAGCCTACGCGCTGCCGGGCGTCGAATAGTGGGCGCAGTAGCCTTCACCGTTGCCGGACAAGTCGTCGGAGCCTACTTCGGCGGTCCTGTCGGCGCGGCCATTGGCGGAGCGATCGGCGGGGCGATTGGCGGTGCACTATTCCCGGAGCAACTTCCACAGATCGAAGGACCGAAGCTAGACGAAAAGAACATCCAAGTCTCCACCTACGGGAAGGCGATCCCGATTGCCTTCGGCGTCGTTCGCATGGCCGGGAATGTCATATGGGCCAGTCCACTCCGGGAAACGCGCAGCGAGGTCGAACAAGGCGGCAAGGGCGGCGGACCGGTACAAACGACCGTCAGCTATACCTACGACGCCGACATCGCGATCGGTCTTGCCGAGGGCGAAGTGATGGGGATTCGCCGAATTTGGATCAACGGCGTACTCGTCTATGACGCGCGCTCGATTGACGATCCGGCAGTGCAGGCGACCTACGGCGACAACGCTGACGAAGTCCTGCGGGCTATCAAGGCGAGCGGCGCCGGCTCGGATTCGTTCGTGTTCTACACCGGGACCGAGTCGCAACTCCCCGACCCGACGATCGAGGCGCTAGAGGGCGCAGGCAACGTCCCCGCATATCGCGGACTCGCTTACGTCGTATTCCCTACGTTCCAGCTTGCGCGGTGGGGCAATCGGATTCCGCAATTCGAATTTGAAATTGTCACGGCAGGGACGTCGACATACGGTCAGCGCGTCGCCGATGAATTCCATGCGTTGCCATCGTATCGGAACGGCGTTTCGTATCTTCAAGCGGACTATCAGCCGATCGTTTCATCGATGGCCGACGGAATTCGCGTCTTCTCTGCGAACGATGACGAGGTCGACGTAAACGTTCGCGTCTACGGATTCGACGGTTCGTTTATCCAATCGGACACCGTCACAGATTGGGAAGGCGGATTCGGAGTCATCGAGATCGGGACTCAGATTCCCCAAGTCTGGGTCATGTTCGACGGCGCACTTCTGCAATTTGACGTCACGCTTTCGATATACGAGGCGCGGATCATTAGCGATGCGTCGAATGTTTCGCTTTCCGAATTGCTAGGCGTGCCGATTGCAGGCGTCGCCCCATGCGCCGACGGTCGGCACATCCTCGTATTTGAGAATGATCCTAGCAATCCTTACAACGTCACGGACTGGCACCTGGTCGAGTACCTCGGCAACAATTCAGCGGAAATAGTCGATTACGGAACTGTCGACATTTCCGGCGACACGTCAATGACGAAGCTAAACGTCGGGCTCGGTCCAATCCATACGCAGAATGGACACTTCCAAGTAGTGATGATGGAGCGCGACCTCCGCCACGTCTGGCGCGCGAATGGCGGCGACGTCCAACTATGGACAATCGACGACGACGGCGAAATGGCGCTCGAACTGACATCGTCAGGCGACTGGTCGTCGATGGGCGATCTTGTCAGCACGACGCCGATGTCGATGCACGCCGATAGCGGGTTCGCATTTTTCATTGGCGGGGACTCTCCGTCCGGGCATTGGGTTTATGTCTACAGTCGACTCCCCGCAATCACGGCGACGCCGATCGTCCTCGGCGATGTCGTCGCCGCGCTATGCGAGCGCGTCGGGCTCGATCCGTCACAAATCGACGTTGACGACCTGACGACGATCGTCCGCGGGTTCATAGTTCAGACGAGCATGACCGCTCGCGCCGCGATTGAGGCGCTGATGAGGGCGTACAACTTCGACGCGGCAGAGTCGGGCGATCAAATCATCTTCAAGCTTCGCGGAACCGAGTCGGCGCTGACGCTGACAGCGGACGACCTCGGGGCGAGCGACGGCGGGAAAGCTTCCGTCCTGGTAGCCAGCGACCGCGCGCAAGAGAATGAACTCCCGGCCGAGGTTTCAGTTGCGTACATGGACTACGGCGCCGACTTCCAACGCGGCGCGCAGGCAGTGCGCAGGATGGCAACGCAGAGCATCGAGAAGGTCGACCTTGCGCTGCCTGTCGTGCTGACGAGCGACGAGGCAGCGCAGGCGGCGGAAATGCTGCTTTATCAATCCTGGGTCGGGCGCAATGTTCGTCAATTCGCGACGACGCGGGCCTTCTCACAAATAGAACCGACCGACGTCGTCACCATTGAGGCGGACGGACTAATCGCGACGGTTCGAATCATCAACCGGAAGCAGTCCGACGGGCTGATCGAATGGACCGGAACCGATGTCGACTCGTCGACGTTCGATCCGAACGCCGTCGGCGCATCGATGCCGCTTCCGTCCGGGATTCGCATCCTCGCGCCGTCGCGCGTCATCGTGCTAGACATCCCTGCACTGCGCGAACAGGACGACGATGCGGGCGTATACATTGCCGTCTATCCGTCGGGTTCGGGAGCTTGGGCAGGCGCTGCGATCCTGTCGTCGTCGTCGCCTTCCGGACCGTTCGCGCGGGTGTCATCCGCATACGCTGCCGCGACCGTAGGAATGGCGACGACCGTCATCGGGACTTATCTCGGCGGGAATACGTTCGACGAACTGAACACGGTTCAAGTTCGAATGTTCAGCGGCACGCCGGAGTCGGCAACTCGGGTTGCAGTGCTGGACGGCGCGAACGTCGGAGTCCTGGGCGACGAGATCATCCAATGGACGACGGCGACCGACCTCGGCGACGACATCTATGAACTGTCAGGACTACTGCGCGGACGACGCGCGACGGAACAATTCATCGGCGCCGGCCACGCATTGAACGAGCGATTCGTGGTACTGAATACTTCACTTGTGCGGCTGCCGCTCGGGACGGGCGTGATCGGGTCGAATCTGATCTATCGCGCCGTGACGTTCGGCGCGGCTGAACAGGATTCCGTCTTTGACGACTATATAAGGCACATTGGGGGAAGCGCAATTCCCGCCCTTGTTGCCAACATAACGGGCGTTCGAACCGCTGCCGGCGTCCTGTTCCGCTGGACCCGGCGCGACCGCCTGGCGTGGGAGTGGGCCGACTACATCAATCTCCCTATCAGTGAAGACCTCGAGCGATATACGATCGAGATTTACACGGCATCGGACGGCGCTCCGATTCGAATCGTGAACGACATCACGACAAACGAGTATCTATACACCGCCGCGCAAGAGTCGGAGGACTTCGAGACATTGGAGGGAATCGACTTCCCGCTGCCAGTCCGAACGTTGTACGTCTATCAAATGTCGCAGCAAGCGGGGCGCGGATTCAGCCGCGAGACAACCGTAACCGGGCTGCTTAACTTCTAACATGGCCGACTCGACGACAAACCTTGATCTGATCCGCGGCACGCAGGATCAGAAGGAGGTCACGTTTAACGAACTGATGGACGCGCTGTCGCCGGCTTGTGTCGGCGGTCGGCGCGCGAGCGGGTGCACTGGACTTATTTGGCAAGGCTATTTCGGCCGCTATCACGACGCGGGTGCACCGTTTTTCTCCGGGCATTTTCAACTGACAGACGACGCGACGAATTATCTAGTCGCCGCGCTGGATGACGGCGTCGTCACGAAGTCGACTGCGGACACTAACTGGAATGACAGTGACAACTATATGCGCCTCTACTTGATCGTTTGCGCTGACGGCGCGGTTTCCTCGTATGAGGATCACCGCCAAGCCATCGGGCGGGAGCTTCCCTAATGGCCGACTCGACGACGGTCCTCGACCTGATAGCGGTCGGGCAGGCGGACAAGGAAGATACAGCGAACGAACTGTTCGATGCCGCATCGCCGGCCATGCTGTACGGGCGCCACGCGTCCGAATGCAGCGGGCTAGTTTGGGGCTACTACGGCGGGCGCTACTTGTCGACCCTAATCGACAATGACACGCTGACTCTAACCGGAAGCACGACTTGCTACATCGTCGCCGCGCGCGCCGATGGTGCGGTGAGCTTCAGTGCGTCTTCGACGAATTGGGACGACGAGGAAACTTATATCCGGCTTTACAAAGTCGTGACGGGGTCTTCGACCGTGACCTCCTACGAGGATCACCGCTTTGTATTCGGCCTCGGCGCAGGAGGTGGCGCGGCTGCGGCCTCAAGCGGCGGGTATCAGACAATTGACGGTTATCAGTGGGACTTTGTTCCTGTGCCAGCCGTGCCGCTTTCACTGAACTACTAAGACCATGCCCGCATTCACCTGGCACGTTTCCGCCGCTTCGGATCAAGTCATTTCGTCGAACTTCGCCGACGACACGCTGGCCGCGATCAATGCGATTGTCAACGCTGGCGACGGCGACCCTGGCGCAGTGTGGGAAGTCGCAAACTATGCGAGCACGTCGCCGAAATCGGTCCTGCTGCGCCGGATCAACGGGGCGCCGGGTCGCATCATCTTTTTTGGACAACAGGGATCGACTCCGAATGCAGCGGCGGTAGCCGGCACCGCTGCCGCGAGCGTGCTGTACGTCGGATATTCGGCGACGTCCACATCAAACACGCCGGACGCGAGTTTTCTGTCCGGCGCTCCGCTGGCTGCGTCCGATTACATTCCGGGGCCGCGCTGCTTCGGCGTGACCGTCGCGGATACCTGGCGATTCTCTTACGCCGAGTTTGAGGATGGACTTTATGTGCTTCCGTCGTCCTACACACAAAACGCTTTGGGCGTTTCCGGCGCTGGCGATCTGATCGAAGACATCGACGGAAACAATGTCGGCGCCTGCATGGGTTCCGGAAGCAATAACTCGCTGAACTGGTGCACGACCGTATCAAATTCCGGCGCGATCATCCCGGCGACAATCGGCACCGGGTACACCGGCTCGACGCAGGCGGGACTGATCGTGCGCTATGGCGGCGCCAACCGCTCGGCGTATCGCGCGACAAGTATTGCCGCGACCGCGATCCTGCCGAAGCTTCACAACACGACCACGAACAAGGCGCACTTCCTGCCTGTGCCGCTAGTGTTCGATACTTCCGACGTCGTGTATTCGGTCCTCGGCAAGTTCCGCCAAGTCGCTTTCGGGCCAATCTGTCGCAGGGAAACGGTTTTCACTGATGCCGACGGCGTATCAGCCTACGGTCATCACTGCGACCTAGTGCCTTCACAATCCGGTTTCTGGTTTGTCGACCTCGAGGTTTAGAAAATGCCTTTCGTCTGGAATGTTCCCGCCGCTTCCGATCAAGTCATAACGACGCAGCCGGACGATTACCTCGTCGCGATCAATGCCGTCATTGTCGCGAACTCCGGCGGAGCCGGGGCAAAGTGGGAAGTCGCGCTTTACAATTCGTCGTCGCCGAAATACATCATTCTCCGGCGCAAGAATGGCGACCCCGGCCGCATCATCATCTTCGGGCAAAACGGATCGACGCCGAATGCTGCCGCCACATACGGCTCGCCGACGGCATCAATTTTGTATGTCGGCTACTCCGCGACGTCGACTGTCAATACTGCCGACGCATCGTATCTCTCAGGCGCTCCTCTAGCCGCGTCGGATTACATGCCTGGGATGCGCTGCATGCCGCAGGCTGCGGCAACGTGGCGCGTCAACTATGCCGAACACGACGACGGAGTCGTGATCCTATTTTCCGAAACAAGCAACGGACTCGGGTCGTTCGGGGCCGGCGAACTTGTCGAGGATTTAGCCGCCGCCCCTGTCTCGGCCGTATGGGGCAATGGCAGCGGCAGCGGGTTGCAGTGGGCGACGACGAACAATCTCTCGGGCTCGCTGATCCCGTCCGCGGTCGGCGCTGACGCGTCATATTCAAGCACAAACGCCGGCCTACTGTTGCGCACTGGAGGCGTAAACAGGCAGGCATTCCGCGCGCAGAGTCTTGCGACCGGCGTCGCGGCCTAGCTCGACAACCTGAGCGGGACGATTGCCTACTTCCTGCCGATCCTGCTGGTATTCCACAACAGCGACACGACGTTGAATATCGCCGGCAAGATGCGTCAAATCGGTTTTGGGCCGCTATGCGACC